CATTATCCGCAGTATTAATCTTTGAAATACCACCTGAAATATGACTGTGGTCAAATTGAATTTCTTCAACCGCAGACCTATTTAACTGACTTGCTGTTACAAATAATACACGCAATTCTTTTGCTAAATTACGCAATTCTTCTGAAACATATTTGTCTTTAATAAACAAGTCACTTGGGCTGACTTTAGCACTTACCGGCATCAATAAATCCAAATAATCTACACATAAAAAGTCTAATTTCTTTTTAGTCTTTACTTCTAATTCTTTACAATAACTACGCAAATCATTAACTGTGCTTTGTGCTGGAAGATATTTAATCTGTAGTCCACCAGACTTTTTAGCAAGCATCCTAACTTTCATTTCAACTTCATCAATATTCTTAAAGATTTCTTTACTTCCAGTATCAGTCATCATACCATCAATACGCATGGCACTTAATTCTTCACTCAATTCTAATGAGATATAAGCACCATTTAATCCTGCTTGACTCCAGTTAACTGATAAGTTCTGCATGAACAATGATTTACCTGATCCTGAACCACCAGCAAAGATATTCAATTCTCCTCTGTTGAATCCTCCATAAAGTTTCTGATCCATGCAGGGCCATCCCGTACTAATTTGTCCGTTATTATTTTTAAGTTGCAGAAGGCGCCCCCTCGGGTCAGCAAAATAGTCTGTACCCATATCCTTTGTCAAACTAATCTGCACTGCATCTTTGATTAGTTTTTCTACTGGGTTATAATCACCCTTTTCCAATAGGTCAGCACTCTTTAGTATTGCACGTTCCAACTCTTGTCTACGTGTAAACTTCTCAAACTCATCTAAGAACCAATCATAGTGACCTTGCTCAAATTCTGTCACTGGTTCTATCTCTATACCTGTTACTGCAACAACTTGTGCGCTATCAGGCAACAAGTTATATTTCTCCATGTGTTCTTTGAAAAAATTAGCCACAGGGCGTAAACTCTTATCAAAGTTGTCTGGGTTCATTATGTTCATAACCCTTACATACAATTCTGCGTTTGTCAACATCATACGCAAGAATAGCGTTTGCACATTTATATTATATTCTTCTACCATTCATTATCTTTCTTTTTTGCATTTGTATCTTAATCTTATTGTTAGTAGCATATTGTAGTATGCTTAACAATGTAGGTAGTTTACCATATCTAACCACGGCGTCATTCACATCTTTAACATCATTGTGCCAGTTAGGTAGACTAACACTATACCCTAACTCCAATGCACGGTCAGTCATCTTTAATCCTGCTTCATCTTGGTCTGGAACTACAATGATACGTTTACCTAGACTGTTTAAAATTTCTGATTGTTCGTTGCTAATGTCATCATGCATTACTGCAACACCATCAATACTAATTGCATCGAAAATACCTTCGGTGACTATACATACTTGATAGTCTTGTTTTTGCTTGTTAGTATTGAACACATAACCAGGTTGCTGGTTGTTAAGATATTTAGGTATTCTGTTATCTAAAAATCTGCTGGTGTTACCTACGATTTTGTTCTTGTAATAGTATGGTACTACTACACGATTGTTGTTGCGACCTTCGTCATTTGGAGTAACTATAAATCTATAGTTATGTATATCTATCTTGCGTTTTGTTAGATAATCTACGTATACTTTATGTTTTGGGTTATTTATATCTAGTTCTTCACCTTCTGGTAACTGAGTAGTATTGAACTTGATATTGTTCTTTTTCTTTTGTATTGTAAAGTCTAGTAAGTCTTTATACTGTAAACTTTCTAAACTCCAGCGTTGTATTTCAACTTCATCAATACCCATCCAACCTAAGTATTTTCTAGTGTTCTTACTGATTGGCTTACCTAGTGTAAAACTACACTTGAACCCACAGTTGAAACAATGCATTACCCAGTTCTGACCTTCCATACGCAGTCCACCACGACTTCTAGTGTCGGGTCTATGTCCACCATAATTAGAACAACAAGTTGCATTAAAACTAATCCAACCGTTATGTGCCTTTTTCTTTTTACTAGGAATTAATGATAGGATGTCAAACATATTACAAGTTTAACACAAACTGTAAGTAAAAACAAGTATATTGGTTTATTATCGGGTGAGAATGTTGGTTACATTACCAACCGTACTATCAAACTTAACTTTTATATATGGATGATATCCTTCGATTGAATATCCAAACGTGTCGGTTACCGGTGTCGTAGGGTCGCTATAGTCAAATTCTTCTATATCATACCAATTTGATGTTCCGTTAGTGGATCCCTGAACAGTAACATTACCGACAAATCCATCATATGAAACTTGCATGGTAATTTTAGGATTATATTGGGTTACTAAGGTAGAACTATAATATGTTACTGTATCAGGCATAATACTAAGTGATTGTGAAGGGATATGTGCTGGATATATGCTATTGACTATATCGATATCTCCCCTACCTGTACCGTTTTTATCTACATAACCCGGGACGTTCAATCCCAATTCATCTGGTAATTCTAAACTATAATAACATTTTTGAGTATTCAAATTGTTTAAATCATCTGCGTTAGTTCTAAGTTCTGCTATTCCTGTTAATGATAGTGTGTTAACTAAACTTTTCTGTAATAGTATTTTGTTGTTGTCGTAACTAATTAATCTGAATGTTATTTCTTTACCTGTGATATCGACCGGCTTCTGTTCCTGATTTAAAAATTGGAATTGTAGTCTATTGTCACTACCTTTATGTAGTTTTAATGTTTTAGCGTACACGTTGTCATATCTCCTAGGTGAGGAACCTATATCAATAACTACTAATTGTCTTGGAATATATCGATAAATTTCGGTTGAGTACAATTTTTGGCTCCTGTCTAGTATTTATATAAAATAATATATTGGGAAATTTGCGGGTATAAATAAGGGTGCATTTAAAATAATGATTAATAACGAATTTTTCAAAAAACTAACCGAGAATCACCCTTTTATAACTGTATGCTCCTACGCAGGCCAAGACTATGTAGGGATTGTACAAAACAGGGATGATATAGTCACCACTATATATGACTATGGATCCATCATCGATGGTATATTACGTGAAAGGTTCTTGGAACTAGGTGACACTTGGTGGTGGGAAAGCAATCGTTTAGTTCCAATAAATATGTTCTTACGCAATGATTGGGATCCATTCAAACCCTATCTAAGAACGTTCAATAACAAAAGCCTCAACATAGTACATGGTCCAATATGTAGTATGCTAGAATTAGGTAAGCGCAAAAGCAAACGTAAGTCTATCACACTAGTCAAACGTATGTCCTGATTCTAGTAGATTCATATGAACTACTACAAGTTGTGCGTAAGCGATAGCATGACTTTTCTTAAAACTATACCCATCACTACCCTTATCCCATACTGTATTTGCAACATCACGCCATGACTCACCAATCAAATGTTTCTTACCAGGTCTTAATAGTGCTAAGAACATTGCTAGTCTAGGGATACTATTGATTGGTTCTGGCATCTTCTGTATGCTACTATAATGATTACTTAGATGAATAAGTTTCTCTACAAAACTCTTATCATATAGTTTAACCCAATTAGGTTCACGCATCATTTCAATTAGATGTTGTTCGTCTTTGATTGCACTATACACAAACACATTTAATAAGTCTAACTTGATGTAACCACGTTCTTCCGCAATAGTATAATCTATGTTAGCCATATCATTCATGCTATCGTAAGGAATATCAGTTACATATATACCTGTTGCATGTTTGCGTATAGGAGTTACATTACGCATACTTGCAGGTATATGTTGTATACGTTCTAATATACTATCTCTGTTGCCAAAGTCAATGTCAATGTCACTATTAAATTTCATCTTTTAGGTTCTACCAATCCAACTTTAATTAATTTCATATATGCTTGTTGCACAACTATTGCTTGTCGTTCAGCATCTTCTACAGCCTTGTGACTTGTAACATGTCCGTCTGATTTAAGTTTAACTCCGCATATATCATAGATAGTTCTAGTGTCTCTGATATTCCAGAAACTCCATGGTGGTAATTGTTTAAAGTTGCGCCACGCACTTTCCATTACAACAATGTCAAAACTTGCACCATTACTCCATACATGACCATTGTTATAACGCCAGCACCATTTGTATAATGTATCCATACAATCTTTAAATGACACTCTATCTCTGTCACCTAATGCTTCTTCTTGTGCGGCTAGACTTTGTTCACCCCACCAACGTAGTGTATCATCATTAATTGTACGATTGTATAACTCTGTCTGGTCTTCAATAGTAGGACGTAACTCTAGTCTTTCAATAATGCCTACACCTTTAGGGTCGAACAATACTGCACCGATTGTAAGTATCACACAATCAGGTCCTGTATCTAAACTCTCAATGTCAATCATTATATCTGCCATATTATCTTTTCCACAATTCGTACATAGTTTTGTATTTGTCGTCCCATAGTATGATTGTAACATTTCCTGAGGTTAAAATAAAGTCCCAACCCATACCTCTTTCACCAAAATTACGTCTGCACCATTTTATAATAACACTTGGGTCTTCTTTCTTACTTTTACAATCATATACATACTGAACCTTGTTACCACGATCCATATAAGTTTTATCATGTATACGATAATCAATCTTATCATTATGTTGGTACGGTTTAAATGTACCTGTACTATTTCCTATTGCCATAATTTATCCATATTTTAATGTGAACCAGGTTGCCAAACTATCTACATAGAATGTAAAAATGGTATATCTTTTACTATCTACCCAATGGCCTGATATTGGATCGGAATCTGGTGGTATATATTCAAAGTCAAAATGTGTTCCTTGAACATAACCATTACTTCTTAATTCTTGTACTATCTCTAGTGCTTTGTTAGGTCCCATATCTTCCATTGTTATTCTTTTTGTCATAAGAACTTCAATACAAAATAACTTGCCAACTTATCATCTTCAAACTCTAGGTACCATACTAACGCACGTCCAACTACACCGGTATAAGTAGTCATTTTTTCTTCTTCACATTTTGCTAACCAACCTACACCACCTATACTTCTAGGCAAATAATGCAATCTAGGGCCAACGGACTGCACTAACCATTGTTCCTCTCTTGGATTTAACCTACGACCTAGTCTTACTCTTGATTTTACTGCCATCTTAATAAGAACCATTCACAATCTTTTATATCTTTGAACCAGAGCATATTACTATTTGCATACCAACGTTGATTGTATGACCATACACCGGGTTTATCTACTGTGCCACTATGTCCAAAAATATCAACACACCAGGCTAG